GTCTGAATGACCCAATAGAGTTCCTTGACTGGACGTGTAAATTCAGTCAGGAATGTAGAATTGGTCTTGCCTGCATCGACTGTAAATTTTAAACGCTGAATCGTATGTGTAAGATAGTCAATCTTTGCCGTCTTGAAATAGTCCCTTTCAGCCTTGGTCACGTACACATAATCGACAAAGAGATTGACATTGATCGTTTTTGTCCAGTTCAAAGTGGAAAACTCCTGACTGGTTCGAAACTTGACACGAAACACAGGTGCTTTCTTGAGTGCACACAGTGGTAAATTCAAACGAAACGGCATACGAATGTAATACGATGCCAGGTTGCTCGTGAGTCCTTTGCCCAGTAAAGTGGTGAGAACAGGTTGCTTCCCTGTCGTAACGCTGAGGTCGTTCATGAGTTCGAGTGACTCACCGTAGTGACGCTCGAGGAGGTCATTTTCGTACCGGAGTTCGACGAAATCAATCATGCGCGTGCCTGCTGAATCGTCGACTGGAGATGCGACATTCGGCCAATCGACACGGAGGTACATATTTCCGAGAGCAACGTCACCAGCTTTGGCGATCCATATCGAAATGTCATCGCCAAAGTGAACATCCTTTGGGAACTGAAGGCGTGTCACCTGATGTGTAAACTGAGCAGGTGGACTTGACGCCGTCGAGAAATTCATTTCTCTCCTCTACTTTACGAGTTGAAAATAAGTCCGCCGATTCCACTTTGGATGGCGAGAACATTAAACACTTTAGAGTACACTCGAACTGTTAAATTTGAAAGAGCTGCAGATACCAACGTAACGTCTACACGTTGATCAGCGATGCGAGACATGTTCACAGTTCCAGATGGAGCAAGTCGCTCTGGGTCCCATGCTACAGAATACACACAGACGTTGCTCGACGATGGCATACTTGTGTGTGCTTCGAATGATCGGATGTAGCGTGTCATGATTTGATCATCATCGACGAGGATTTCGTTATTCAGGCGTAATACGACGTGATTGATGACGCCCGGGGAATCCACCGTGACCCAAAACTCACGAACTGGTCCACGTACGTCGAGTTTGAAGGAACCTGTGGTTTGTCCTCGAATAAGCGTAAACTCATTGACTGTTGTTTGACCGTAGAGGTTTTGTGAGCGTAATGGATTTGGTTTGTCGTACGTTTCATACTTGACAATCATACTCGACGTGAGTGTTCCTCCGTCCATCACCAAGGGATCAAACTGAACGAGATCTTTGAACGTATTATCTCCACCTCCCCACGTTTCCGTGATGTAAACGTACCGGGAACTGACGAGGCATGAAAGCACTGTGTAAGAGCTCGCCCATGAAATTGTATTGACGGTCGTTCCTTTTGACGTTTGGGCATTTCCAGTACCGTCGAAGATGATCCAGTCTGAGACTGAATTTGTCGTCGTGTCATATCGAAGAATACTCGCTCGGATAGAGAAGTAAGAACCACCTATGTAATAGATTGACTTGCCATCAAATCCGTAAGGGAACAGTTGGTAATTGTTAGGAAATGCCGAACTCGTAAATAAGATTGACGAGTAAGAACTTTGCAACGAAATACTTTTGGTACTATCATAACGTATCAAGTAAACAGACCCCCCTGAAAACCCAAATGTATTGAAATAAAAGTACCGACCATCAGTCGCGTTTGGAACCCCACCCAAACCATCCAGGTTTGGTTTGGGTGAAAGACCATTTACATTGAAAAACGTATAACTTGAAACGTCTAAGAAATTTTGTGTATCAGTTTTGAGCAAAACACCTGTACCTTGTATATCAGCATAAATATTTCTACCATCGAATGCAAGAGCCATTGCCGGGAAACTTAATGGAAGTATTCCAGTGATATCAAACCATGATTTTGGAGCACCCGTACCGGGATATGAAAGAAAATCATAAGACGACCAGGAGCTTATAGGTTTTGTCGTGTCGTAGCGAACAAATACCGAGTTTTTACTAGATGGATTACCCAAAGGGTACTCAAAAACTTGTGGAGCCGGTTGTCCATTTGAGTATGTGTATGCGACGTTTGCCGTCAAGAATATGTTTGACAGTGTCTTTGTCTCACCTGTGATTGTGACAGTTTTTGTAATTCCTGTAAAATTAGTAGATATGTTTGTGATAAAATTGATTGCTGCTGTATTTTCAGATAGAATGAGTTGTGGGGTTGCTATATTGTAAACTTTGTATGTTGCGACGACGTTAGCAAATGCACATTCGGGTGTACATGAAATGAACGTCGCGACATTACTCCCAGTCAACGGAACACTGGTCGTCGTGTAAAACCCAGGTAGGTTCTTTACAGGCAAACTGTCATCGAGAGCGTACGAAATATTAACAGTTGCGACTATATCTGAAGCTATTTTAATCTGATTTGTTATAGTGACCGACGTAGGGTCCTTTGGTGTTATTCCAGTACTGCTTGTTGTAACGAAATTCACGAGCGCGACATTATCACTGGCGACGAGTTGTGAAGTTGAAATACTCAATACTTTATAGGCTAAATTTATTTGACTACCATAGTTGTCTAAGTAAGTACGCGCAGTTTGATTGTGACCTGGAGAGTAATCGTACAAGTAAGCCGTATTGCTTCCAAATGTCACATTTTGAATACGAGTTTTCAAGTACAGATAGCGAGCATCAGCTGTCAAAGAATCTATGAGAATATTTCCTTCGTACAAACTTGGAAAAATCGTAGAACCTTGTGTCGCCGTTGCCGTTCCTGTAAGCATGTTCGCAACAGGAACACTTCTAATGTAAGGATATCCCTCGACCGCTACGTACATCGTTCCACCGATGAAATATGGTCTGTATGGGCCATTTTGATGGAATTCAGTGTCGTACCAATAAACCCATGATGCAGGGTCCCCTTGTGGTTTTGTCGTATCGTAAAAGTAGTACCGTTGATGATATGGCTGAGTAAAATCTTCGATGACGTACACGATCCACTGTTTGTAAAAGTTTGTATGAAAGACTCTGGCATTGCTTGGAAGGCCGAGGAGTGTCTTGATGTTTGTGTTTACGTACGACCCTCCATCCGTCAGACTCTTTGTCGTAATCAACTTCTGTGGAAGATTTTCAAACTTTTCATATTCAATGTCGATTCGGACATCTTGGTTCTGAATTGCTTTCATATTTAGTCTGTCTGTGTTGAATGTCAGCCGTGTGTAGTACTCTCGTGGTGCATACACTTGTGAAGTGTCCCCTTTCCCTTCTGTTAACGCAAGACCCATCTGGTTTTCGTAGGATACACCGAGATCATCCTCGATGATGAGTCTTTCACTTGTGAGTCGATCGATCGTCTGACCACCGATGAGAAGTGTTGCGCTCTTGACGAGTTTGCATGCGACTGAATCTACATACGAAAATCCAGTTTCCGGCGGCGGCGTGAATCCACGGATCCATCCCGCTTGAAAAAGCGTAAACGGAGCTGTGATGACACCGTTCACAAATCTGTACGCCTTGAACCCCCCTGATGTCACAAAATCAAACGACCGAGGATCAAACCCCCAAAAAACACCGCTCATGTCATCTGGAAAATAGATGTACTCATACTTTGTCGACGTGAATACAAACTTGATAAGTGAAGAGTCGTATGAAACGTTTATGTTTGATTGTCCTACGAAATTTGTAGCCCACGCACCCTGAAACTGTGTGTTAAAGTAACCTATGAAATCTCCCGGCTGGATAGCGATAGTTCCGTTTGGGATGTAGACTGCGCCATTCACTTGATCTGTGTACAATGGATACACGTATCCAGGTCCCAATGGTTGATACAAAGTTGGCAAAGTTGAACGAACTGTGAATCGTTTCGAGAAATCACCTTTTGTCGGTAGTCTACAAGTTGATGTATCACCATAGTATACTGCACTTTGATCAAATGGAATTTCGTACGAGTATGCCATAAAGTTGTTTGGTTTCTCGTATTTGACCTCAAAGTATGTCCTGTCTGGGTTAGCTGTCAGCCACTGGTCTTCCTGACCATGTCCAGCCAGCAAAATTTGTGATGCTGACATACTAATCTACAACAAGAAAACATCCAGCGCGTCTTTCACGTGTACAAAAAATCCAGTGCACCATTAGGAAATGACCAATTTGCAGCTCAAAAAGTTTGATCCGAGCAAGATTGGCGACGACAAGGTGTGCGTATTCATAGGCAAGCGCGGCACGGGCAAGTCAACTCTTGTGACGGACATCATGTATCACAAGAGACACCTGCCTGTCGGCATCGTCATGTCCGGTACAGAGGATGGCAATCATTACTACAAGCAGTTCATCCCAGACCTGTTCATCTACGGCGATTACAAGCGAGACGCAATCGAAAAGGTGCTCGATCGTCAGAGGCGAATCGTATCTGGTGGTGGGAAATCGAGCGCCTTTTTGCTTCTGGACGATTGTATGTACGACAAGTCGTTCATGAAAGACACGTGCATCAGACAATGTTTCATGAACGGGCGTCACTGGAAAATCTTCTTTTTGCTGACGATGCAGTACTGCATGGACCTGAGCCCCGATCTGCGTGCCAACGTCGATTATGTGTTTGTCCTACGAGAGAATGTGATTCAGAACCGCGAGCGCCTGTACAAGGCGTTCTTCGGTGTCTTCCCGACGTTCGACATGTTTTGTCAAGTTATGAACGCCTGTACCGAAAACTACGAGTGTCTCGTCCTCGACAACACGAGCAAGTCGAATAAAATTGAGGACTGTGTCTACTATTACAAGGCGCCTATTCGCAAGGGGTTCCGGATCGGATCTGAAGCCATGTGGCAGTACCATCAGAAGAATTACAACCCGAAGCACGTCTCAACGCCTTTGGTCACTTCTGGAACCCCGACTGGGAACGCACGGCGCCCAGGAGTCACTATTAAAAAGGTTTAGTGAAAATAGATGAAGCTCACTGTGCTTTTGAGTATTTTAGTGCTTTGTATTCTCATATGGATTACATATAAAGAGCCTGAAATTGTCATAGTGACGAGCCATTTCAGAGAGGATCTGAATTGGCTTAAAAAATCAAAGTATCCAGTTGTTTTGATTGACCACGAAGGCGCTGCACCTTCGTCACTAAAGCCCGTTTCTATTATTCCTAATAAAGGACAAGAAGGTGCTGTGTATCTCAAGTACATTATTGATAATTATTACAATTTACCTGAATATATTGTATTTTTACATGGACATGAACATGCATGGCATCAATATAAAGACCGGCACATTCTTGATATTATCCATAACGTAAAACTGACAGGAGGTGACTATATTTCTTTGAATGATTTTTTTACAGATACGGGTGATTTACTTCCCAATATTACAAAGCACTGGCACATTATTGAGCCGTGGGTAGGAAAACAACCGAATGGTCATGGTCAATCACATGGATCAGCTCAATTTATAATTTCACGTGACAGAATTCTTATTCATCCACGCGAAGCATATATGCATTGGTTTCAGACTATATCAACATCTGATGATGATTTTAATATAGGAGTTATGTTTGAACGAACGTGGCATTATATATTCGGTGAACCATGGAGAATGAAAAAAACCGCGTTTCCATTCCGTAAAAGAATTCCATACATATTTTAGAGATGATTATAGAGAATCTTGATTTTGATGGGTCGACTGACATTATGCAGTACATTCCCCAGGTGGAACCTGTTCAGGAGCAGCCGACAGTGCAGCAGCAGAGTTCGTTTGGTCTCCCGGATGAACTTCAACCGGTGTACCAGACGCGTTCGATGGAACAACCCGAGTTATTTAAAGCCGAAATAAAACCTCTCCAAATAGAAATGGATTTCTCGACGCCAATTTCCGATGTTGTGCCGAGTGCTGATTTCGACATGGGACCATCAATGGGTGGTGGCCCTTACAAAAACCCACAGAACAACAGAGTGGTTGCGCTGAGCCTGGACAATGCGTCTGCGGGCCCAGTTTCATCCTCCTCGTCAAAGAACCCATTTGGTCTGACTGACGACCAGTTGAACGCGGTGATCGCGGGCGTTGCCGCAGTCGCTGCATTCTCCAAGCCGGTTCAGAACAAATTGGCGAATCTGATTCCTAAATATATGAGCGATTCGGGTAACCTGTCAGCGACGGGTATGATCGCCACCGCATTCATCGCGGCTGTTATTTTTTTCATTGTTCACAAATTCGCCAAGCCTCCACCCAAAAAGTAAGTAACCATTTTGTTACCTAGTTGGAGTACTTCCATTTGAACCCTCCAGATGTTTTGGTTCTGCCCTTCAGACATATAGTCACAGAAGAAGGTGCGAGATTTATACTTTCTGCAGCCTCTTTGACCGATTGAAACTCTTGAATAAATATATCGTCTTTCGTGAATTGACTTACACGTTTCTTATTAGATTGTATAAGGCTTTGCATATTCTGAATAGCGCGTAAACGGAAGTCAGGATTGTTTTTAAAAGGATGTTTATCACCTTTTTTACATTCACTCATTTTTCGCTTTGTCTCTTCTGAAAGTTTTATACCTAAAAACCGTCCTTTACTTGCTTCGCTTATACGTTGCTTTGCTTCTTCTGTGTGTTTCTTCCCATAAAAATGATTATCAGCTCCGAAACGCGGGATAGTAACACCTGCATGTCCTAAACCTCCCTTTGCTACATTATATTCTGGTTTAAGTTGTTCAATTTCATGTATTTCGAGCTCGTTGAGTTGTTTTTTGAGTTCAATTTTTGTTTCACATTCAACTGTGTGAATACGTTCCATTGTAAACATATTCACTCCGTATTTTCTCATAGCTAAATGAATTACCATATCATCAGATAGATTCTTAGTATCCGAGACATGGTCATTCCATCTCTTCTGGAGAGTCTGTATAGTCTGACCTATATAAAACTTTCCATTTTCCAAGTTATCGATCCGATATATATAACCGATGGGCATGTAATATAATCAGATATTTTATTTTTAGTTTCTTTAAAATAGACCCGTTTTTAAATTGGTTTAAAAACGGTCAGTTCGAGTACAAAAGCCCACCCATACCATCCTTGATGCGCAGGACGTTATAGTTCATTGCGTAAAAGTAGCGACCGGTGCCACCAGCCAGTGTG